TGTCTTTTATTTTCTCGTTTAGTTCTTTTTCAATATTATTTCTTATAATTTCAAGCACTTCAGGCATATTTTCAGAATTAGTCTCTATTTCAAATTCAAGTTTGAATTTTGATTTAAAATTCAAATTATCCCCCTTAGCTTTGTATTCTAACATCTTTCTAAATTCTGACCATGAAACTTCACTTATTGCTTTTGCTAAATGTTTATTTTGTTGCATATTCTTCACTTTCAAATCCTCTAAAACTATCACTTGGTTTTCGTGTATAATTTTAGAGGACAATTGATGAAGAAAATCTTTTCTTTGGTTAGCTATTTTTTCATGTAATTTAGCAAGTTTTATTCTTGTTTTTTCATAATTTTTACTACCTCTATGTATGGGTGCGGAGGCCAGACTCGAACTGGCGACCTTTGCCCTATGAAAGCAACGAGATACCGCTTCTCCACTCCGCATTTATTAGAATAGTATTATTTCATATTTCTTTAACGCTTAACTGGTAAAAAATTTGCAATATTATCCTGCTTATTGTTTGAACTTCTCCACCTTCTAAGCGAAGCGTAAGGTGGAGAGGTTCAATAATACAATATATTGTATAAATACAATTTTTTTGCCACAATTCTGTAGTTCAAATTCTAAACTTCAGGTTCTGTAGTTCAAATTTTAAACCTCTGTAGTTCAAATTTTAAACCTCTGTAGTTCAAATTTTGAACTCTAATAATTACAAATAATAATTACAAAGAAGAATTACAAAACAAGTGCTGGCGCACTTGCTGAGAAAAATAACCTATTCGATAAGATAAAGCCTAAATAGTATATTCTAATATGAGAACTTGATTTTATAAGGGGGATTTGTAAGTGATACAACTTTTTAGTAGATACAAAGGAAACTATAAATCGATATTTATTGTCCCCATAGGGGACGTTCATTTTGGCAGTAAATATTTTAATAGAAAATATCTCGATAATGCGCTTAGATTTATAGATAGAAACAGAAATCGTTGTCGCATATTTTTGATGGGTGACTTGTTAGAACTTGCTACGAAAACTTCTGTAGGTCGTTCTGTGTATGATGAAAGTTACCCCACCCAAAAACAGTTTGAAGTTGCTGTAGAAACTTTTAAACCTTACGCAGACCTTATTGATGTTATCGTTGAAGGAAACCACGAAGAGAGAATTATTCGAGATACTTCATTTGAAATTACACAAGAATTTGCCCACCGCATAGGTCGTTATGATGCTTACGGTAAATTTAATGCGATTGTGAATATTCAAGTTGGCGACCTTATGTATTCTTCTTATGTATGGCATGGTGCAACAAGTGGAACTAAGGAGACAAGTGCAATAAATGGTCTGCTGTCCATGCGTGAAAAAGCGTTTTGCCACATGTATTTTATGGGGCACACCCATAAGTTGTTCGATCTACCTCGTGAGATTGCAGTTCCAACAACATGTGGTAATGAGGTTGTAAAAATGAAGCAACTTCTGGTTAATACAGGCTCTGCTCTTGATGATGGTGGGTATGGGGACCAGAAAGGATTAGCTTATACAAGAAAAGGATTCTGTGCAGTTCAGATTTTTGCAGAGCAGAGAAAGATGGTGTTCCATTACATTGATGATTTGGTAGCTTAAAGGAGGGTTAGCAGGTGGGTTTAATTGAAAACTTCCAAAAGTATTTTAACAATAGAAGAAACTCTAATATAGCTCAGAAAACAGAGACCATCTATAACAGGAATGCAGAATCAGTTCCTGACTTTGGCGGTTCTCGTACCACTATACCCAAGTTTACAGATGGTGTAGGTAATGCTTTTAGTTCTTTACCTAAAAGGACACAGAGACAACTTGGTTTGGATGAGAGACGTTTTAATAATATGTCTATTCCAGACTTGGTGGACACACTTATAGATGCCCACCCTGATGTCTCTTTTGCTTTGTGGAATTTTCTCCGAATAGGTAATTGTGATTATAATATTCAGGTATATAGGGTTAATAGTAAGAAAAGATACAAAGCAGCAGAAAGGTATTTGGAAGGGTTAATTGATAGGCTTGATATGCCTAATGTGTATCAGTTTGAAAAGTCCAGGTCTTTAAAAAAAGTTATCAATCAGCTTATTTTGAGCTTAATAACAAGAGGGGCTGCAGCTCTTGAAGTGGTTCTTACTCCAGATTATAATGATGTAGCATTTTTTGCACCTGTAGACCCTGCCACTATTGACTTTAAATATGAAAATGGGAGATTTGTACCTTATCAAGGTCAAGGACGTGCTACTATTTCGTTAGATATACCTACATTTTTCTATGAGGGCCTTGATGAACGCATTGATGATCCTTATGGACGTTCCCCCATTATTTCTGCATTATCTATGGTTTTGTTTCAGCTACAAGTATTGAATGATATAAAAGCAGTTGTACACAATCAAGGATATCCTAGATTCGATATTAAAATTATTGAAGAAGTTCTTCTTAATCGTATGCCTATAAGTATTCGTAATAACGAGCAGGAAAAGCAAAAGTGGCTTAGGGAAAGACTTGATGAAATTATAGAAATGTATAATGAACTTGAGCCTGATGATACTTTTGTTCATTTTGATTCAGTTGAAATTGGAATGGTTGGTGGAAAGAACGGCAGTGGTGGGGGTGCAATGATTGACCCTCAGAAGTTAATGACAGCTATTGATAACTTGATAATGAGTGGTCTAAAAACTCTTTCCACTATTCTTGGTAGAAGAAGTACTGGTAATACAGAATCATTTGCAAAACTTGAAATAAAACTTTATTTGCAAGGAATCAAAGCTATTCATGATGTTGTTTCTAGTATTTTGTCTAGGGCTTTAACACTTGCTCTTAATATTAATGGTAAGCAGGGTATAGTGAAGTTTGAGTTCTGTCCAGTAGAGATTCGTACTGAACTTGAACAAGAACAGTTTAAGCAGATTAAGTATCTCAATCTGGCTTATGCTAGAGACCAGGGATGGATAGATCAGTATGAAGCTGCTAATGAAGCAGTTGGCCATGACCCTGTGTTGGAAGAACCTGATTGGGAACATTTACAACCTATAAAAAATAAAGAAGGGCAAATACCAAAAGGAACTGTAGACACCAATCCAAGTGCTGGCGGTAATACTGATGCATCCAGCGGAAGTTAATTAATGTAATCTATAGTCTATTCTAATGAATAGACGAAAGGAGGAAGGTACTATGGCTAAACCTACTAAGGAACGACTTGAAAAAATTAATAAATTAGCTGTTAAAGAGCTAACAGAGGACGATGTGTTTGTATTTCGTCCCTTGATGATAGATGACCAAGTTACTGCGTATTACTCAAAGCTTCATGAAAATTTTCTTCGTAAGATAGTTATGGACGCCAAAAAGGGCGTAGGTTTGCTTCTTAATCATAACTGTTTCCAGCTTCCTGTTGGTAGAACTTTTGATGCTGAGTTGGTGGAAGAGTACGATGAGGAAGTTGGGGATTTTTGCAAATCTGTTTATGGTGAAGTCTATATTGATCGAGGAAGAAATACTGAATCTAATATGACTACCGATGATATTATCAAAGGTATTGAATCTGGTACTATTTTTGATGTATCTATCGGATTTAACGCATCGTCTTGGAAATGTTCAATTTGTGGAAACGATATTCGTGATTATATGTCTTGTCCACACATCCCTGGTAAAAAATATATAGTTCAAAACGAAGAAGGTGATGATGTAGTTGAAACTTGCATTGTTATTGTTGGTGAAGATGGTGAGGGCGAGTTATTAGAATTATCCTTTGTATATGCGGGTGCTTGTGGAAGAGCTACTATTAAAAACGAATTTTCTAACGATAGTGTTATAGAATTAGATAAAGGTACTAAACTAACATTAGTCGATAATTTCAAAAATGTACCTTTATATGCAAAGATTTATCAGTATTACTCTAAAGATGGTGTTGTTTTGTATACCGATACAGATGAACGTACTGAAGGTGCTGAATATTTAGCAAAAAGGAGTGAAACAGAAGTGATTTTAACTAAGTTATATGAGGTAATGAAGAATACTTTTGGCATTGAGGTCTCTTCAGAGGAAGAGCTTATATCTAAACTGAGCGAACTCGGTTTGGAACTGTCAAAAGTAAAAGAGGAACTGGCGGCTAAGGAAAGTGAACTGTCTGCTAAGAATACCGAACTTGAAACTGCTAATAGTGAATTAGCAAAAGTTGTTGCTGAAAATGAACAGTTAAAGACTGATCTTGCAAACAAAGATGTTGAAATTGCTGAACTCAATAAAAAGGCAGAAATTGTTGAGACTTATCGCCAGGAACTCATTGATAAGGCTCTTAATTTAGGTGTAAAGTTACAAGGTAATGCTTTCCAGAGAGAGCTGTTCTCTAGATTCCTTGAAACACTTAGTCTTGATGAGATTAAAAATGTAGTTTCTGGTTTTGAAGCTGAAGTTCGTAACAAGTTTGCAGGTGTTAGAGTGTCCGAAGGTGAAGATAGATCGCTTACAAATCGAGTAAGTGATGTACCTGATAAGGACGAGAATCCTGCTGAGTTTAGCGCATATGTAGCTGAGAAAGCTATTGAATATGCAAAAGAACATGGAATTAGCATTTCTGAAGCTACCAAGCTTATGTACAAGAAATATTCAAATAAAGATAGGAGTGATTCTTAATGGCTGGTAAGTTCACAGGTTTGCAGAAAACCTACCAGATTGGTGATCCCGATGGTATTGCTCTTTACACTGGCGTTACCTATGGTGTTCAAGATGGATATGTTGTAAAGCCTACTGCTGACAACGCCGTGTTTGTAGGTGTTGTTGATAATGATGAAAGAATAAATGACCCCATCCGTGCTGGTGGAACCCAGACTGGTCGTAACATTGCGGTTCATGTAGAGGGCTATGGTGAAATTAGAATCGGAGATACTGTTGCATATGGTAACATGCTGATTCTCGGAACGGGCGGCGTAGCAAAGGCTCTGCCTGAAACACCTGGAACTTACAATGTAATTGGTTTTGCTGAAAAGTCTGGTGTGAATGGGGATGTAATTCCGTTCAAAATTGCTGTAATGACTGTAACCGTACCCAACACGACAATACCTGGTGGCTGAATCAGTTTAAAATTAATATCTAAAAGGAGAGTGAATTTAGATGCCTACTGTACAAAAAGTGCATATAGATAAAGCTTTGACTAACATCTCTGTTGGCTATAAGAATGAACAGTATATTGCAGACCAGATTCTGCTCTCTGTTCCTGTAGATAAGCAGTCTGATAGGTATTATGTATATGGTAATGAAATGTTCAGGCAGCATGATGACAGAAGGGCACCTGGAACAGAGGCCAATGAAATCAACTGGTCTCTCAGTGATGATACCTACTTCTGTGAAGGACATGCTCTGCGTACCGCTATTCCTGATGAAGAGTTACAGAATGCTGATGATGAGTTTGACTTGAAAGCAGATGCAACAGAACTCGTAACTGAGGGAATCCTCCTTAATAAGGAAATCAATGCAGCCGAGATGCTTCTTAATTCTACTAGCTATGGTGAAGGTCTTGTCTTTAACATGGGTGCTAATAATAATAATCCTGCAAAGTGGTCTGACTATGCAAACAGTGACCCTGCTGTTGATATTGCCAAGGCTAAGGAGAGAATTCACAAGCTTTCTGGTATTAGGGCCAACACGCTCATCCTTTCTGAACCTGTGTTTAATGTTTTGAAGTTCCATCCAAAAGTTCTGAAGCTGTTTGCAGGTGTAACTCCTGTTGGGGTTGCAAATATCGAACAGATTAGGTTGGCTCTTGGCGTAGATAAAATCGTAGTAGGTTCTGCACTAAAATCTGGGGCTACTAACCCTGGTAGGCCCGATACTCTGGATTATATTTGGGGTAATAATGCAATCCTCGCTTATGTTCCGCCTAAGCCTGGAAAGAAGGTTCCTGCTATTGGTTATACCTTTATGTGGAATAAGGATGTCGAAGGTCCTGTTCAGGTTAGGTCTTGGTACGAGCAGGGCAGACGTGCAACAATCGTAGAAGCTGAAAGATGGTATGCACATAAGATTATTTGCAATACTGCAGGATTCCTGTTTGCTGACGCTGTTGCACCGCTGGCTGGTTAATTAACAGTAAATTAAAATAGGTCGCTATAGGATTGCCTGTAGCGACCATTTTAACATTAGGAGGTATATTATGGCAGAGAATAAAAAGAAAACAACTACTACAAGGAAAACTAATAAGAATATTATTCAGGATATAAATGAAGTACAGGTAGCTACTAATTTAGCGGAATCTAATATTACTTCTGATACTAATTTTCAAGAAGATAAAGCAGTATCGGTTTCGGAAAAGAAGATTCAACTTAGTGTTTCTGTAGTTAAGAGTATTGACGTACCTGATGAGGTTACTTCTGTTGTTGTAGAAAATTTTGGGGCTGGAGATTTGTATGCAGACCCTGAGAATGCAGTATATGACATCAAAAATATTGTAAGGCCAGGCGAATCAAAAGAATTTAAGAATGCAAAAACATTAGTTTTGATATCTACATGCAAGCCTGTTGTATCTATAAAGTTTTATAAGTAGTTAGAGGGGAGGGTTTGGTATGCTTATCCTAGAGCCAGGATTCGAGAACGTAGTACGTTCTCGGTTGGGTGTTGATGCAGATGATTTAACTGATGAAGAGTTAAACCAACCCCTCATAGTTGACCTTGCTGAAGCGACTATAATCCGCAGGGTTCCTGCCTATGAATCAATAACAGACCCATTGGATTTGTTATATTTACAGAACGCTGTCATTTCTCAGATATGTTATATTCTATGCCCAAGTATGCCTAAAAGACTTAATTTAAAAATTTCTATCTCTGATGTAAAAATAGAGAAAGAAAAAGTTGATTGGGATATGATGGCGGCCAAATTTCTTGCAGAAGTTGAATCTAATTTAGGAAGTATCACTACTGTTCCTGTTAATAGTCCAATGGAAGGTGTAAGTATCCTAGTAGACAAAATTAGAAATACTAGAAAGCCAATAGGAGTGTGAGCCATCATGGTCAATGAAAAAGAACGTATAATTAAAAAACTAGGTATAAATGCCGAAGTTAGGTATCCAGATGGCTCAACAAAAGAAGTAAAATGTTTAATTAGCAGGGCAAGTACTATTTTCAATAGTATGCTTTCACTTGAAGCTCATAGAAAAGGAGATTTTCTTATTGCGGACAATGTGGGCGGCGGGTGTATAGTGACTAATTCACTAACAGGAGAATCTTATTTGGTAGTGGCTACCTATAAGGCTACTTTTAAAGATATTATATTATCTCGTCTCGCCCACATGTTACTCTGTAATGCAAAAATAACTGTTAAACGTGATGAACGTATAGCTGATGATAATGGTAATGTAAAGACACTTCCTGTTGATGTAGTGTCTGACCTAGATATTTATGTTAAGGTAGTGGACCAGCAAATGAGACAGTATGAGCCTGGTCTTCATGTTGATGCAGAATACATTATATTTAGTCCAGCTATTAATATAGAGCCGTTGGATAAGGTTTTGTTGACAGGTTATGATAGTAAACCAATCCCGCTTAAAATAGTCAGTTATGACAATCTGACATATCCAGGTATTTCTTGTATCCAGGTAAAGGCAGAGACAAGGAAGTGATAACATGGCTAGACCAAGTAATCAAAGTAGGCTTTTTTCTTTTGATGTAGATGGATATGTTTCAGAACTCAGATATAGTTTGAGAAGTGCCGTGCGTGAAATAAAAGAGACATTATTGAAAGAACTGAAAAATTCCGCTAAATCTTTACCGTTTAAGAGAAATCCTGTTCGATTGGCTGGTGGAGAAGTTACAAGTGACTATAAAAGAAGAAGGGCAGTTATAAATGCTATAAATGCAAGTATGGATGAAATTGAGAGAGACGTTATTATGCTTACTTTTACTGCATTAGATAATAACTTTAAAGATTCACATATTGGTATTTATTATGAGCATGGTACAGGTGAAGAGTGGGATGGCGAATATGAAACTTTACCTGGTATTGTACCGTCCCCAAATAAGTATAGAAGTGGTAGACAAATAGTATCTCGTTCTAGGCACATTGACTATGCAGGTCTAGGTAAAGGTAAGTGGATAGATTTAGGTGGTAATATACGAGTTACTGCATCATGGGAAGCAGGAAAACGTACACCTGGCTTTATAGCTTATATTGGTGAGGATACAAAAGCTTATCATTGGTTTAGTTCTGTGTTTGAAGAAAAGAGAGAATGGATTATGAAGAAGCTTAGAGAGGCTGTGATGAGAGTAAAGCCAGAAAGGTTTATAAGATTGTCAACTAAGAATTTTGTGTTAGGGAAGGACGGCATCACAAAATGATAGTTGTAAAACTCTATAATGGAGTATTTCAGAAGCTTGCTAATGATGAGATTATTCAAGATTTGCTTGAAATTGATACTTCGTTAGGCAGTAATGAATTGAGGTTGCTTAGAGCAGATAAAATTCAGAAAAGACGTAAACCACAAAATTTAGCAGATAATATTCCTCTAATTGCTTTTTATACTGTTGGTGGTGGCAAGGACCCAACTAATGATAGAGTTTGGGGTTCCACTTTTGTGTTTGATATTTATACTAATGACGATGTTGAAAAAGCTCATCGTATAGGTGAAAGGATATCTGAACTTTTTGACGGTAGTATACCCCCGTTTGCAGGTATAACAACATTCGAATCAGAATTAGAAGATGCTTATGAAAGTAAAACCGATCTTCCTAACACTTATTGTTTGACCGTTATTATAACAATGTTTGTAGGTTTGGAAGATTAAATGTTAATCTTTATCAATTGTAGTCTAATCTAAGTCAGTAGAATGAAATTATCGGGGGGTTGTTTATAATCTACTATTTAACCAAAAGGAGTGAAAATTGATGGCTAAAAAGATGATAATCAAAGGCGTAGGAACTATGATGGCAAAAGTATATGATAGAGCAGGTAGTGGCGCAGAAGTCATTACACTTGGTACTCTTCAAGATTTGCGAATTACTATGAGCACTGAAATAGACGATATTTTCGGTGGAGATAGCATGTTTGCTATTGACACCCTTGTGAGAAATAAGGCAATCGAAATCACAGCTACTGATGCTAAGTTTGATTTGGATGCTGTTAGACTTATGATGGGTTCCACCGTTAAAGAGCAGATTGAGAGCTATGTGTGGGTTATTGGTGAACAGCATACTCTTGTTGCAGCTACCAATGGTACTAAACCTGTAGCTGTTTGTACGCTTGAGTTTGGTGGAAACAACAGTACTATTTACCATGACCCTGGGTTTGTTGTAAGGACAAAGATTAGCAATAAGCTTTATCAAGAAGTTCCTTTCGAATTTGATAAGACACTTAGTCAAGGTCAGTTTATGTATGATGCGACAGAAGGAAAGCTTTACTTCGCATCTAGTATGGCAGACGAAGATGTTGTAATAAACTACAAAAGAGAGGAAGTTGTTGACATCGCTGACTTGCTTATCGATGAAATTCCTTTCCCTGTCCATGTAATCCATCATGGTTCCTTCCTGCAGAAAGATAATACCTACGCAGGTATTGAAACTGAATTGTTCTGCTGCAGAGCGCAGGGACAGTTCTCTATCAATGCTGCCCGTGCTACAGCTTCTGCATCTGAGGTTAGTTTGAAGGTAATTGACCCTGAAAGAGCTGATGGCAGAATCGGTACTATTAAGAGGTACCAGTCTACTAGGAGGGTGTAATCACTTGGCAAGGATAGTAACGAGGTAGAGTTTCCCCCTGCTCTACCTTTATCCTTGCCATGCTAATTAAAAGGGGGAAATCAATAGAAGGGGGTAAAGGAAATCTAATGGAAGATGTGTCTAAGACTAAAGAAGTACTTGAAAGAGAACATGCTGAACAGATGAATAAAGAGGCTGTTGAGAGAATAAAGAAAGAATTTCTTTCTAAAGAGGAAGCTGAACGTATTGAATCAATTTTCTTTGAAGATGATGCTGAAATTCGTTTAAGAGATGGAAAGCGGTATAAAATACCACCTTGCACACTTAAAAATGCAAGGAGATTGATGCAGCTTCTTAAAACCGTTAATATCGATGTTATTATGTTAAACTTTGTACCAACTGGTGATGAAGCTTTAGATGAAAGAAGGATTAATGAGCTTTATGAAATTCTTGAGATGGCTTTTGTAAATTACAAAGAAGTCACCAGGGAATACATTGAAGAGTATGTTGATGTAGAACTTGCTAGAAAAATTATTGAGATTCTTATTGGGTTAAATGGGTTAAAAAAATAGAAGCCCCAGAAGGGGAGGGTGAAGAGAGTACAGGTATAAGAGATATAGAGACTGATGAACCTTTGGATTGGGGCGAAATATTTTTTATTCTCCATAAGTATTGTAATTTAAACAAGTGGGAAATATGGGAATATACATTGCCGCAAATTACTGAATTGATGAAAAGAGCTAATCGATATATTCAGTTTGAGATAAATATTCATTCGATGCCTTTAAGTGTAGTGGGTGCAAGTCCATCAGTTCCAGATGGGTATGAGCAAACTGGCGGCAAGTCAAATAATGACGATGATGAATACCACATAGCTACTGAGGATGATATTATGGCTCTATCACAGTTACTTGGTGGCTAATGTCCCTTTCTGCCTATTCTAAATAGGTGAAAGGGATTTCTTTTTATAAAGGAGATGGATACCTAATGGCTGATAACAACATGCTGAATACCAAAATAGGTATTGATTTTAGTGAAGCTATATCTCAAATAGAGAATTTTAGTAATAGATTGCAAAAGCTTTCTTCGGATTTTGCAAGGCTGTCTGGTGCTGCAGATAAAACACTAGGCAAGTCTATTGCTCAAATTGTAATGAAGAAAGTTGAAGAAATTGGTGATATAAATGTTAATTTGAAAAATATTGATGAAACAGTACGCTCAAAGATTGAACGTGCTGTTGCAGACTATATTATTGGTAGCGGATTAAAAATTAATACTGCAGGTAAGCCATTAGCAATTAATCTCGATTTAGATAAATCTACTATTGATAGGTTGAGTAGAACACTGTCTGACCAAGTTGCTGACAGTATAGATTTTGGTTCTTTAAAGAGGCTGAAGGTTTCTATAACTAAAGAAAATATGGCAGATATAAATGCAAGATTGGAAAGGAAATTTAATCAGTCTCTGAAAAGAGGTATTACTGTCGATTTTGGTGGCGGTGAAGAAGGCAGAGTTCAACTTAATATTGGCAAAGCTCATATGGATGCTATAGTTGAAAAGATTAGACAGAGAATCCTGTCCTTCTTAAGAAGTGAGAGAAGCTATGTTTTTGGGGAACTTGAGCCGATTAAAATAAATCCTGAAGATATGAAGGCTGCCTTCGATAGAATAAAGGATATGGTTACGAACATCGAAAAGCACTTGAATATTAATCCAGAAGTGCTTGGAGATTTACCTAACCTTGATGAGGCATTGACAAAATTTAAACAAAATCTTAGGACAACTCTTTCAGAGTTGGATAAAGTTGCAGAAATCATTAGCTCTATTGATATTGGTTCAGCCACACCAGAAGCTATCAAATTATTGCATGATAAAGTAAAAGTTCTTAGGAACTCTATTTTAAGTATTGTTGATAAATATGTTTTAGAAGCCACTCGTCAATTAGATTCTTTTAAGGGTGGTGAGATAGACCTTGGTAAGTTCATGGCTGTTAATGAGAGGGTTAGTAAAAAGGTAGAGAAGCTTTTATTGCAGCAATTATACGAAATTGAGAGACAGATAGTAGCAGCTATGGGCGTTACTATTGAGAAAGATAAAAATAATAAGTTTGCAGTGAATGTAGAGAAGTTACAATCTGCGCTTGTTGAACTTGCGGCAAAGGCTGTTGAGGATATTTCTGGCGGTGAAATCAGAATTGACACCATGCCAGTTATTAACATGCTTAGAAATTGGGCTGAAGCAGTTGGTCCTTTACTGCAAAAGACTGTTACTGATGCCATCACCCCAATGACTCAAGAGTTAATACTTGCTAATAATAAGCTGGTTAATGATTATGTTAATGCTATCAAGTCATTAACACAACTAGAATATGATTTTAGTTTTGCTGAGGGGCAGAAGTTAACTATTCCTGCTGATGAGCTTCAGGCAAAAATAATTCCTGCCGTAGAAAAAGCCATCATGGAAATGGTCAATAATCTCGTACCTGCTTTTGATAGTGATTTGAAAGGTAAGGGATTGTCCAAAGAAGTGGTATCACGTACTAAGAATATAATTACTTCTCTACTGATAGAACAGGTAGAGAATATGGCAAATATTATTAGTTCGTCAGGTATTACTTTAACAAAGCGAGAATCTAGTGTTTTTGATAAGAGGCTCTCGGAAGAGTCAAAGAAATTGCTTGATGTTATATTAGAGAGGACCAGAAAGGCTATTGAAGTTTACACAGTCGGTATTGCTAATAATGATTTTTCAGCATTTTCTGCTAAAGAACAAGCTGCTATTAAATCTGCTATTGAAGGGACTTATAACAAGGTCATAAAGCAATTTACAGATTACCTTAGTGCGGCATTAAGGGCTTTCTTAACTACTGCCGATATAAATTCTCAGTTAGAATCTCAAATAAGAACTGCTGTTGAGGCTGGTATTCGAAATGCTTCAATAGGTGAGGTATCCATTAAGTTAAATGATGCAGTTTCTTCAGCAATTTCTAAGGTTGAAGAAGCTGTAAAACATGCTGTTTTAATTTGGGAACCTGCTGATATTGGAGTAAATACAACTATTGTTACAGCCATAAAGAAATCGATAAGGCAAATGGCTTCTGCTATCAGTAATTCTATGGCAGAGGAAGTTAGTAATTTAGTCGCAGATAGCGGGAAAGCAGATATTCAGAAGTTTACAAGACAGATGAACCGCCTTGTTAATAATTTCTTTAAGAAATATGTCGAATCTGCTTCTTCTGCACTTTCTGGCGTAGGAGATTTTAGTCAGTTCTTTATTAAAACAGATGAGTTGCATAGTGCAGTAAGACAGAATATAGCCAGGTCTATGAACATGACTGTTCAGCAATTGGTTTCTAATTTCCCTACTCTCCATGGAGATGAAGATTTCAGAATGGTCATGAAAAGCACTATGCAGGTAATATTTGAACAGTTCCAAAAAGAGTTTGGAAGGAACATGAAAGATGTAATAAATAGTTACAGGGAAGAGATTAGAAATGTTCATATACCTCCTGACACATCTCCTATCCAGGAATTAATGATACAAATGACAAATTTCCAACAGGAAATTGTGCGTAAAGTAAAGCAGATGATTGAAGAGCAGTTTAGGGTATTAATAAGAGAACTGCGTGGCATGAGAATAATACCTGCAAGTTTAGGTGCCACACCTGTTCAGAATTTAACAGGTGGCGGTGGCACTTCTACTCAAACAACAACTGTTACACCTAGAAAGTCTGTTTCTGCATCTATAGCTGAGGCATCTGCTGTTAATGGTATACCAGTAATTGATAATTATAATCCAGGGTATGTTGGTTATATAAGGGCCACAGGTAGAAGAACTCATACCCTTATGAATTCTATTCTCAATACATTGAGGTATATCATTGCAGGCAAATTGGTAGGTATGCCTATGTTTAGTACTGTTTCTGAAGCTTTGTCTGCTACTGCGGATATGGATTATGAATATGAAAAGGCAAGACAGAATCTCTTGGCAAAGTATCGTGGTGTAGGACAGGAAGGCAAGAAGCCTTTTGAAACCTATGCTGAAGAACAGATTAGATATAGATATGAAAATCGTCATTTATTAGGTGAACTAGGTATACCTGAAGAAATATATCTTGATGAGGCAAAGAGAGCAGAACTTATTGAAAAATTACGCCTTCAGACAATTGAATTGATTGATAAAGGTATAATTGAGACCATTCAAAATATAGCTATAAATTACGGTATTAATCAGAAAGATATGGCTACAGTATGGCAGATCGCCACCCGTACCCAGTCAGACCCTAGACATGCTTTTGCTATGGCTTCTGCTGCTGCAAGAATTTATGCAACAGAGCGAGGTGAGATAGACCCTGTTTCTGCAGCAAAAGGTTTGGAAGCTATTGTTGGACAATGGCAGTTAAATCCTGCTCAACAATTAGAAACTGGTGAGCGGATTATTGAAAAGTACGCTAACATGATTATAAAAGCTTCCCTCTTATCTCAAGGTTCGTCGAAGGACTTCCTTGATGCTATGAGTGGGTCTGGTGCATTGTTTAATGCTTTCTCGTCATCTGATATGGATGATGTTAGGAAGTTTGCAACTGCTCTCGCTTATCAGTCTATTTTTATTCAAGCAACAGGTAAATCTGGGTCAGAAGCTGCAACTTTCTTCAGGAATATAATTGCTTCGCCGTATACAAGTGATACTGTTAGATATCTTGAAAAATTGGCAGCTTCTCCAGACCCAATTATTCAGAAGGTATCCCCATATTACACTACCTATGATGAAGAGGGTAGAAGAATAACAAGACAAAAGGATTTTCATCAGCAGTTTATTGATGTTGTAAACGCTGCTTTAAGATTGAGAGAACTTGGTAATGCTGCAGAAGCAAACAGGCTCTTAACAACTGTATTTAAAACTCGTACCTATGGTTACGAACAAGGTATGGAATTAACTATTGAAAAGATGTTTAAACGGTTAGATGAGCTTGGGGTTAAGCGTTTTGAAGAGTATATTGACCGAATTGCTTCTGTTCAGCAATCTGAAATTGATGAGTATATCGGTGGGCTTTCAAACACATTTACCTTTAGGAAAGAGCAAGTAAGGTCAAACTTCCAGGCAGCATCTTATAACGTTTTAGAACAATTGAAGCCTGAATTTGCAAAAACATTAAGTGCTCTTAATGGAATGTTGCGTAGTGTTAGGGAAAACGCTGACACCATAGCTCATGTATTGGAACTTGCGTCCACTATGTTGCTTGCAATAGGTGTAAAGAAGCTTGGTTCTGTGGGTGTAGAGAAAGCGAAAAATATCATGTTCACCGAGGAAATGAAGTACCAAGTCGAGCCTTTACTGAGAGACAGGGCGGGTCTTATAAGATATCGCCATGAGCTGTCTGAGAAATATAGAAGTTATAGAGAAAAATTAGATCAGGTAGTAAAACAGCGTGGGGATATTGATGTTGATTCTTACGAAAGAGCAAAGGCTAGGTATTCAGACCTTGAAAATAAACTAAAAACAGCACAGGAAGAACTTGCTGAATTAGAGAAACCTGATTTAAGTGCTATTGATCGAAAAGTGAGGCACCTTCTCAGGTATCAGAGTATTTTGAATAATCCGAATTTAACTGATCCTGAAAAGAGAGCCAGGGTAGAATCTAACATTCAGAAACTTACTGAAGAGTTTAATATACTTAGAAATACACCTAATCCTGCCAATATTGATGCTATCCAAGCTAAGAGACTACACATTGAGAATTTGAAGCAAGGGTTGCAAGCTGAAGGAGAAAAAATAAGAAATTTTGAAAGAAAAATTGGTGACATTGACTCCAGTGGGCAGTTTGCTTTGAAAGAAATGAATAGACTTCGTAAAGAAATAACTGATACAGATAGGTCTATAAGTAATATTACGAAACAGACAGAAAGATTAAAGAAAGCTATGGCTGCCATTGGTGCGGATGAAAAAACTTTGGAGGCAGCACTTGTTGAATACGATAGATTGATAAGAGTTGAGGCTACTAACAAGAATCATGTGGCCCGCAGCACTAAATATTTCACAGAAACTCTTGAAAAGTTAAACAGAGAATTTGATGAAGGGTATATTAATGCAAAACAGTATATAAAGGGCTTACAGCAGATAAGAGAAGATAAGGTTATTGGACCTGATGCTATATTGGCAGGGGTGTCTTTAGGTGGTCTGAAAAATTTAGGTATTAAAGCTCTTGGAATGCTTAAAGGGTTAGGGACAACTGCATTGATAGCTGCGGCTGTTGATGTCGTTGCAAATGTTCTAAGTAGCTCAATGATGAGTGAGGCGGATAGAAAGAGTACGCAATTAGAAGAATTAAAGAAAACAGTTGATATTTGGACTGGTGTAGGCAGACGTTTTGATGAGGGAAAGATTCTTGCAGGATTCGGTCAGACTGCTGCTGGTGTCTGGAACTGGTTAGTTAATGGACTTACTAACTGGCTTACAGGTGGAGGTGTTTCGTTTTCTGATAGTGCAAAAGCTTATTGGTATTCTGCACTTGGATATTCAAGAACTGAAATTTTAGAAAGATTGAATTATGCACAAAGGAAAAGAGAAGCTGACATAGCATTAGGTGAAATGCAGAGAGCAGAAAATGAACTTATTTATAAGGATTGGGTAGATATAGATGGTGATGGTATTAAAGATGTTCCAAGTGCAATAGGCTCATATGAGACCATCCAAGATTTCCTGCAAAGAAACGCACAGAGAGAGCAGATATCCCTTAATAGGGCGGCTGCTGAGTACGCTATTAATAGGTATAAAATGATAGAAGCAGGGTTAAGAGAAGACTCTGAAACAATGACCAACCTGTTGAAGGAATTCTATCAGAATAATATTGATGCGCTTGAAACCTCACTCGAAAATATAAAGGCATATCAGCAGATGTTAGAAGATACCCTTGGTGATATGGCTAGGTATGACCAAGCATGGCAGACATTGGAGGAACAGCGACTCCAAAAGGAACAAGCCATTGCTGAACAGAGAGAAAGGTTAATGGAAGCAGAAGCTGCCTCAATCTCAAGACTGGAGAATGAATTTAGCCTGGCCATGAGCCAGTTACAGGTTGTGTCTTTTGGCAAACTTGCTTCAATGTATGCTGCTGGTTATCGGAAAGATTCTATCGATTATATTAACAAGCAAATCGAGTTCCTGTGGCAAGAAAGGAACAAGTTGCTTGAAGAAAATAGACAATGGGAAGAGCTTCTTGATAATCCAGCTTTGAAAGCGGAAGAAAGAGATAAGTTAAGACAGAAAATAGCACAGAATGAAATTAACATTAATCAGTTATTAGATACTATAACTACCTTGGAAGGCTCTAAGTTACAAGGGTTGTTGAATGAACTGCAGAGGATGACAGCTCTCAATAAAGCCGAGTTCTCTATAATGAAATCTCGTTTGGAAATGTACGGATATTCTGATGAGTCTACTGCTGTGAGAGCTTTACAGAGAAGAGAACTTATATCTGAGAATCTGCTGATTGCACAGGAAATTGAAAAGCTGAATAAACTCATGGAAAATGGACTTCAAAATGAAGCACAGCGAGAGGATATCTTAATTCAAATTCGTAACTTAGAAGCTATTCAAGCACAGAATCTAGCAGAAATGTATAAACTACAGAAACAAGCACATTGGGGGTTACCAGCAGGTATTCAACCGATGACTATTTATGAATATGAAGCAAGGAAAAATACTGAAAGAAGTTTAGTTGTTCAGCAAGGCAATATGTATATCACTGTAAGATTTGATAACGTTTATACACACAGTAAAGAGCAAGTTGAAGAGAATGTTGTTAAACCTTTGAGGGAGATGCTGGCTGATTTCAACAGGGAAATGACAACAGGGTTGAATAGACAAGCTACTAGCTATATCTCCAACAGAAGGTACTAAGGAGGGGTTTTATGTCTCAGCAAATTCCTGAAGTAAATGGTACACCGTTCAAAACTGAAGATAACTATAAAAAAAGGCTGTTCTTAGTAACAGCCTTTGGCTATACTGAAATAGCTAATTCTAAAGGATATATTTTAGATGAGTTTGAAGAAAGACATGAAATTGCTAGGATTGTAGAAGAATATACGCCGCCAACCCCTAATATGAAAACTGCGGAGTTGAAGATATCTAATGCGCCATCAAAATTACATTCCGATGGTAAATCAATTTATAAAATTTCTTTAAGATTACTTTTCCCTAAAAAAGAAAATTTCATAGATTTTATGTTCTTCTGTGGAAATGAATATAAGTACTATGATGAACGGGGCGGCATATATCAATGTGTGCTTACAGATGTACCTGATATAAGTAATGTAGAAGCAGGACAACGTTACGATGTAAAAATAACTTTACTAGGTGTTAGAAAAGAGACAGAAGATAAATTCGAAGAATTAATATTCCAGGATTTGCATCAATCAGGTTACGAAATAGAGGTTAAAGATTCTATTGTTTTATACTATCACCCGATATCTATTAAATTTCCAGCACTTAATAAAGAAGTGACATTCTATTTCACCCAATATACTTTACCTCTAAAACAGAGATATGCTTTACTGATTTGTTATTTTCTTTTGAAAAATGGGTTAGACGAATATTTTGCTATTTATCTTGATGATTACAAGATAAGATTGGCACCTAAAAGAGGAAGTTATGAGGGGGATATTATTTTTGACCCAGGTTCGTCTAATCTAATTGTAGATATCAAAAATGTAGAGACAGCACACTGGGCTAAAGAGCATATTAGTAATTGTGCAAGGTTAGGGTTTTTTACTCAATACGATAAGAATGGTAATTATGTGTTTACATTTAGACCTAATGAATACGCCTCCCGTGCTGAAATGGCTACAGTTGTGAACAGGACAAGGAAGTATATCGAGAGGGTGATTAGAGGTTGAGTAAGTTTATAGATGTTACAGCCGATAAGTGGTTTTATAACGATATAGAAGAGTTGATGAGTATATACGTGGACGGTTCCACATTTTATTCAGGTATTCCGTATAACAAATTTGAAGATGGAAAAGAGTGTGTTGATTATGAAATCGTAAACACTAAGAATGGTGAGCATGAATTCTATATACCTAAAAAGATAACTCCCACCAGTACAAACCATCTTATTGTATACGTTGACGGGGTAATTGTAGCCGTTGATGAAATAAAGAACCAACCTGACGGAACAACTTATGTGAAACTTACCAGAGGGGTGGCTAATGGTTCAATAGTTAGGTTTTTCTATGCAGGAGAGCCTAGTTATATTGTTCTTTGCTGTGCTGACGAGGCTAAAGTACATTCAGCTATGGATGTAAATAGTTCAGTTGTTGGAATCATGAAAAAAGGAGATACAGCTAAATATGTAGATAGACCAGAAAACGGAAACTGGTATAAGGTAAAAGATTTTCCTTATGCAGGGGTTGAAGGGTTCGTTCAGATTGGTTTGACACGACAGACGGCAGGGGGTGCCGATTGGAATGGAGTCACATTCCCATCTGCCCCTCTTATTATTGATGCAGGATATTGGTACGAGTATGACCCTTTTAATGGAATAACACCTGAGATAGTAAAGTGGAAGGGTAGGCCATTACAAAGGGTTTCGAGTTTGAGTGAGATAACTTATGACGGGTTGGAGTACTGCATTATAAACAATAGACTATTTGCAAATTATTCATTAAATAATGAAGTTCTTGATGTTACGGTTTTAGAGAAAAACTCTATGGGAATACAGAAGCCTAAATATCAACGACTAAGATTAAAGTCAGATAAGATTGTGTATGTAAATCGCTTTTTCCCAGAGGTATTAGCTTCTAAGGGTGAGCTTCTTATATCGTTAAATCACTTATTAAAAAATGTTTTTGCAAGATATACAGATGTGAAGTTTGAGAATAAGGTATTACCTTATTCGAGATTTACCGATGTCCAGGAGTTGTTAAGCAAAAATCCTTCAAATCCACCGTGGTGGTGGAAGATAGTATGCCCGTTAGAGCAATTAAAGTTGCCAGATGGCCGTTGGTTAATAGAAGGAGACGAAAGAGGTAGGTTAAATATTGATATGCCTATAACAAGAGCAGAACTAGCAGCCCTGATGGATAAGTTTAGAATATGGGCTATTGAGGCATTTAAGTAAATGGGGAGTGAGTGAGTGTATGCAGCCGATAACAAGGCAGGCGCAGGAGATACTACAAGATAGACTGAAAGTTGGTAATAAGAAAGTAAATGTCAGAGTTGAAGTAGATAAATATGTTTATGTTCCATCACTGACTTCAGAGTTGGATTATGTTGCTTTTTATACTGATATGAAAACACCAGAGCTTATTAACATAGATTCGCAGAATCTAACTTCTGCTGCTCTTATTAATAGCCCGATAAAAGGACAAACTGTTGACGATATCCTTAGTCGTATTTCAAGCCCATATGGTATGAGACTTCACCCTATTCAAAAAGTTAATAAAATGCACCACGGAGTAGACTTTAATTATGGTGAGGGGGTTGGGGTGGTTGCGGCAGCAGATGGTGTTGTAACTTATGTTTGTACTGGTAGTTTGAAGTATGTAAATATTTTACACGCTAATGGTTTTTGTACGAGATATTTACACCTTGGTAATATTTATGTTAGAGAAGGACAGAAAGTAACCCAAGGACAGTTAATTGCTGATATAGGTCCAAAGGATGCCTATTCAACTGGCCCACATCTTCACTTTGAAGTTCGGGTAAATGCTTCAAAAACAGATATAGGAGAATCGACAGACCCAATTCCTTATTTGAAGAAAACTAAGACTGTTGCGACAGTACCTGAAACTATTATGGAGGGAAATGTGACAGGTATTGTTAATGCTGTTGGCGGGTTAAGACTTAGAAAAGGTGCATCCACAGATTCTCAGGTTATAAAGTTAATGGATAAGAATTCCTCAGTGATAATTTTAAGCAAGCATGGTGAGTGGTATAAAGTAAAACATGATAATGACATAGGCTATGCTTATGCAAGATATATCACTGTTGACAGCCAGGGAGGGGCACCTGATTACAATTCTCAAGGTAAAAATCCCTCCTATCAGGAAGTGTACAATTATATAAAGGCATATTGCAATCAATTAGGGCTGCCCGCTCAAATAGGTTTAGCTATCGCATGGACAGAAAGTGGTTGGAGGCAGTTTAATAGTGATGGTTCTGTTCTTGTTAGTGGGAATGATTATGGGATAATGCAAATTAATAAGACATCCCATCCTTTAGCGTTTCCTAGATGTGAAAATGATTGGCAATATAATGTTAGATATGGCATTGAGTATGCCTGGACGCATTACAAACAAGCAAAGACCTTGTATACGAATGAAATAGATGTAGCAAGGTCTACTTATTCTGCCTATAATACGGGCGGTAATTACACTAGATGGGCAGATACAATAGACCAGAGAGATGTTAATTTCTATAATTATTACACGAGTTCACCTTGGAATAAGTATATGATTTTAGGTGGAACAGGTGCACAAGAGTCGTTTGGTATTGTAACTGCTAACGTGGTAAATGTTCGCTCTTCACCAGAAATATTACCATCTAATATTTTGTTAACAGTAAATAAAGGTATGGCTCTCGAAAATTTAGGTCTAACTGATGAATGGTATAGAGTTAGACTTGTTGATGGTAGAATTGGCTATATTCATAGCAATTATTTCAAACCGATGGCTGAAGCATTAAGTACAGATTTTGAAGTACAGCGAATATTTTATGATAATTTTGAAAAGTATACTTTGAATTCCTTTCCTATTGGATATCTTCAGGATAAAAGCAAAATGTGGAAAGTTACTAATGATGGTGTGTCTAATTGTCTGTCTATTAGTGGAGGTGCTGTTGGCGAGACAAACACTATCGAATTTGTTACTAATATAGTACACGCAGGCAGATTAGACTTGTATTATAAAGTTGATCTGGTGGAGGGTAACGCATTTCAGATTTTTATTGATGGAAGAATAACTCATTCCATTACAGGAAAGAAAACAGATAATTATGTTGCTTTAAGTATACCTCTATTGACTGGTAGTCACATTATTCAATTTGCAAGAGAGAAGACAGTAGATGGTAATGATAGTGTAAAGATAGATAATATTGTTGTGTTTTCTTATATGTTTTTAGAAGAACCGTTTAGTGATGAAGACGGTTTGGCAGATGTCGAAACTAATGTTGAATTTACAGATGCTTTGGTTGTTAAAGCAGATGACGTACCTGTATTTAAAGAAAAAGACTTTGATGGCCAGGTAATTTTACGAGCGGATAGGGGAATGGAATTTCCTTGTACGGAATATACCTACGGCGGATGGGCCACTGTTATTTTAGATGATGGTGAGACAGGTTATATACAATATAATGATAGTGTTGTTGTATATCCAGGTGGATATCAGCATAACCACTTAACTGTTCGCACAGGTGGATTTGTGTTTAATAGAACACTGGTTCTTGATAATGTAGTCAGTGTGAATATTGAATATAGATATGATATGAGAGTTGCAGATGCACAAGTCGTTATAGAAAACTTTATGGGATATTATTCACCTGATGCGAAGTTTAACCAATTCCCTGAGAATGGTATACACAAATCTCCTTTTGTTGATTATGAAGATGGAAATCCTTGGGGGGTTCTTTCTGAAAATACCCCAATCCGCATTTATATTGGGTATGGCGATAAGCTTGTAAGAAGATTTACAGGTCTGATTGACGCAGTGGATATTGATGGGGAGAATCAAACCTTGATTATTCGCTGCTCTAATATGATGAAGAAACTGAACAACTGTTACACTTATAAGGAATTAAGGTATCCTCCAAATGGAGACCCCGATACAGCCTGGTTGGTATCATCTGTTATTCATGATTTAGTACAGAGGGCAGGATTAACAGGTTGGCGTCGAGTTGAGGATGACTTGAGGTATCCTGACGTAGTTATCGAAGAAACTCTGTATACAGAAGTGTATCCTGATAGTAAGTATGTTACTAAATTTGATGAGTTTGGGCAGCCATATGAGGTATTGATAGAAAGTTTACCTGTTGATGGCGGCTATTCAAATCCTTTTGTTTGGGGTAGTCATGTAATTAAAGTAGGTTCTTGTCTTGCTGATGAAATAGAAGAAGCTTGCCAGCAGATCAATTACTGGCAGAGATGTGATAGGTATGGCACATACAGGTGTACACCTGTTAAGTATGATATGGTGCCTGTGGTCTATTTTAAAGATACAGAAAATATAATCAGTCTCAATAAGACGATTGATTATACAAAGACAAAGAACCATATTATAGTCACAGGTGCTGGTGGGGATGAACATTTCTTTGACATCGACTTATGGAAGTCTGTAAAAGGAGAGTTGCGAAGCTGCTCAGTAAATGTTCCGTGGGCGGATACCTATGGAAAGAAGAGGGTAGTTGCAACAAAAATGTTTGCAGACATGAAGCGTCAGGCAAGAACACTTCAATGTGTAATTGAAGGTAATCCTTATTTAGACCTTCTCGACACGATAGGTATTGAACATGCTAAGACAGCAACAAAAGATGTGTATATTATAAAAGGTATCCGAGACACATGGTCCGTTAATACTGGTTATCTTACGTTCCTTGATTTAACCTGGTTAGAGTGAGGGGGAATGACCTATGGGTTGGGGTTCTAATAATGAATTAATGATTTTTCCTATAATTGATATCATCCGTAAAGAAGTTAAAAATATGATTAGAAACGGTACCATAACACTAGATGAAATTTTAGAGACCCCGCAGGGCAATAACTTATATGTTGCTACAGATAACAGCAGTAAGCAAGTTAACATAACAGGTAACTTGCTTACTCGTCTTGAATCTAATGATTTTGAATTGACTTTGGAAAAGAATGACCCCAGTAAGCCAAACATGCTTACTGGTGTTGTCATTACTTTTGGCGATGATTTGAAACAGGTCATTAATCTATTGCGTCAAGATAATAGATTGGCTTATGTTAAGACATCTGTAATTCTATTAGAGAAGTCCACTGAAAAGATTCAGAATCCGTATTCAATGAGTGGAGGGGACTTTGTTGAGTATGTTAGAAACAAAAAAGTGTGGATGTATTATAAAAACATCAGTGAAGATGAGAGTAAGTCTCAACAGGAAAGAGATAATGCTAAAACTAAGATGGAATATTTAGATGTAAGAAATCAAGAATTAAGGAATCTTTATGGAATACCAGACAGTGCTGACATGCCTTATGAGGATTTAGTTAAATATATTCCAAATCCATTAGGTATGGAGATGTATGATTTTATTGAATACGTTAAGAATGCCAGATGCTATAGGTCTCCTAATGCAACACAAGAGCAGAAAGATAAGGCACATGAAGATAACGTTGCTCTTAGAATTAAGTATGTTATTCCAGAAGAGGATTATGGTGCTTTTCCTTATGAAGAACTTGTACAGTATCTTCCTAATCCATTAGGAATGCACCATGACGATTTTGTGACTTACGTTAAAAATAGACAAGAATATTTGGAATTAGACCCATTAAATCCAGAACATGCGGATGATATTTTGAGGATAGAAACTGAGAATAAAGATTTGCTAGAGAAATATTTCACAGAGGATACCTATTTATTAGGTGAACTTGAGGAGTATTTAGAGAGAAACACGGCAGTTTATGAAGAGAGAGTGTTACTCCAAATAGTAATTAGTCTAACCTATAACAAGGACGGAAAATTGGAAAGAGTAAAATCTGAAGTGTTGGAGGGGGATTGATTTTGGGGGCATTTGTAATTTCGTATGTACCAAATGTAGAAAATGTAGATAATATCGAGCTTTTGAAGCAGGTACAAACGATAGACCTTGTTAAACAGATTGATAATGTTTCAACAGTACAGACTGTAAAACAGGTCGAAAATGTACAGAACGTAGAATGGGTCGAAACCGTTGATAATGTCAATACTGTTCATGATGTGCGTAAGTTGCCCCACCCGTATTTCCCCCTGAAGAAATATAACTTCCAATATGGCGGGTGTATTCACATTACCAATACGCAAAACACATACCAGGCTGTATACTTGCCAGAATATGATTGTGAGTTTAAAGGTGTTCATTTGTGTTTTACTTCTTATAATATTGAGGACACTTATGATGTATTGATAGGTTCCAGATATATCATGAGAGGTTCCCATGTAAAAGAGATGTCTGAGTACCGTATGCTCGAAGTTTATGAAGTGGTACCAGCAGGAACTCCTATTGTAATTGAATTTCACAATAATTCTGGACTTGAAAAGTATTTAATGTTTGAATTTATTTGCTTGTTTGATGAAAAAACTCTTAATTATCCTGGGAATATGACTTGGAATTTTGATTGGGAGGAACCTACACTAACTATTCAGGAACAAGACGATTGTGTGTTGGTGATAAATCAACCTAATTATGTAAATATGGATTCATATATAAGAGACTTCCATCTTGAGATAAGGGATTTAAGAACTCAAGAACTGATAGCAACTATTGTTTGTGATGAAGATGGCAGGATAACATCTAATTATCAGGAACCTCTTCCACAATACCAGGGTATGGGATTCCTAGCCAGGGTAAATGTTATTGCTATCACGTCAGTAACACGATTTAGCAAAGCAATACAGATCGTGTTTAGAAATATAAACAATACAGGTACAACTACTCCGCATCCTATTGAGATAGGTATTCATGGGTTAGTGAACAATGTGATTAACGGAGGGATATAAGATATGGCATATGTTCATGGATTTACAACTGCTGATAATATATTGAAAGACCTTGCCACTGTGTTTACCACAGGTGATGCTTTGGTCGAGGAAAATAACTGGAAACTGGTTTATCCAGAAGATATTGATTCTATTACAGATAAGTGTTGCTTCGAGTTGAAACCTGTTACTACTAGGCAATGGGTAAAAAGAGAACCACAAGTAGTAACTAATGGTGTTATTACTGTAAAACATAATTTTGCTGAAAAGCCTGGTACGAGAGTATTTGTGAGAGATAAGAAATATTATCTTTATTTGAAAAAAGATAATTCGCCATTAGATATAATGGAATATAGAATTTCTGGTACTAATACGATTGAAGTCAATCCTGCTCTTAATAATAAGCAGGTATTAGTTGATTATGAAAAAGCTGTTTATATCGAATCAACTTATTATGTAGAACTTTCGAAACCTGCAAAAACTACGGCTGGAAAAGATAATCATTATTATATTAATTGGAAGATTGGTGAGAATTATGACTCTGTAACTGGAACATTCCCTCCAGACCATTCTAATGCACTTGACGGTAAGATAAGCTGGTTTAGAGAAACTACAGCGGCAGAAGCCATTGTTCATGGTTGGTTGCCTATTGAGTATTGGATTTGCTTTGATAGAAATGCTGGTACTGGTGTTCTGATGGGAGACCCTGGACTTTCATTTTCTGAGTGGTTGGGTTCACCTTTCTATTTCGGTGCTGTAAAGCAGATTGAGGGTGCGCTGGAAACGGACCTGAAAGGTAATTTTGGTGGTTTTGGTGGAAGCTTTTCAGAGCCTGTTCTTTCTAAGAAATATGGTGACTACACAGGAACAGGTGTTACAGATGTAGTAATGGTTTCAACTAAGATTGGAAGGCCGTATCAAGCACATAAGGTAGCAGTGTTTGGTGCTTATGAGTTCAGAGAAAAAACATTCAATGGCCAGTCCGCACACACAGGTAAGCATCCTGTTTCTGATATTGTAGTTGGGGATGTTCATGAAAATGATAGAGGTATCTTATATCACTGCCTGGCAGTACCAAGAGTAGCAAAAGAACATGGTACTGAGCTTATTTACAACAGGTATGTATCAGGTGAAGAAGAAACTTATATCTTTTTGAATATAAATGTCCCATATACTCCGTTCAATACTTCACCTGATGTACTTTTGGGTTTTGCAATTAGAACAGATATCTAATAAGTTGCACAGGTTGAATAGCGTTGAACTGTTATACAGCCCCAGGAATGGGGCTTTGTTTTTGTCTATACTACTGTTAAAGGGGGTGCTAAGTTGAGGTATCCGTTTATATTTAACTTTTATAGTTCAATAGCATATCCTTTAAAGTTTTTCTGCATAAACGAAGGTGTATATCCGCTGAGCTTTTGGGGCTACAGTGTTATTGAGATTATTCGTTTCACTCGTAAGTATGCCGAGTTTGACGATAATAAGCAAAAAACAATTATAAAAAATGTTCTGAAGAGTGTGGAAAGCGTTAATGAAGTAGCTAAGTTTGAAATAGATCTGTTGGAAGATACTATTATTTCTGCGGAAAAAGTTGTAGACATAGTAGTTGAGTCTTTAATTGAAGCTAACTCAATTGAGTTTAAAGCGATAGATTCTGCTACTATTCAAGCAATATGCATTGAAGCAAATAAGTTTATTGATGCTTTAATAAATCACTCTAAACTGAATAAATTATGGCGGGCAGTTAACATAGTAACAGAAATATCTCCTAAATCAAGTGGTAATCATCAGAAGTTTATAGAGATAGATAATAAAGTTGATATCACCAGACCTATTTCAATAAGAGGTATTGAGATTATTAGTGAAAGAGAAATATTTGCTAATAAGAATTATAAGACAGTAGAATTTGATTTAGATATTGACAAACATGTTTCAAAGAGTGTAGATACAGCTTTTAATAAAGCAATGCATGGTTTTGTTAGGAAGTATGTAAATGCAGTATCTTTGCTTAGAAATGTGTTTTTTAAATTAAGTGAACTTGTTATTAACATTACAAAAAGTAAAAACAAAAATGTGTCTGCTATTGAGACAGAACATATTTCTTTTCATGAGTTAAAAAATGTATCTGAAGTTAATATAGATCAGATTTCTTCCACCAGCTCACGCAGTATTGAATTTGTTATTGAGGCTCAAATACAGGATAAGAAAAAGGTTAATCCAGTTATTCCTGGAGATAGGAAATTAAAACGTGATATTGAACCTATAATTGAAACTGATAGAAATAAGTACTCAATAGTGGAAGGTGTAAATATTCAATCAATTCTAAAAGCATTTAGAAAAGAATTGAGTAACCTTAATCTTGAAGAACCAATTAAATCAAGAGTAAAATCAACAGAGAAAAATAAAGTTTTTGAAACAGTTCAAGCAACACCTTCAGGTAAAGGATTTAGTGAACTTATTCTTGAAATAATTCATAATAAGATAAAAACAAAATCAGAAGTTGGTGGGTTAGATGTAATGACACATGAGTTAAAAGACATAGGTAATCCTATAATTACAGGCGGCCAACCTTTAAATTATAAAGGTATGGAGAATGGTGGCCTTGATGCGGATATTAAGTACAAATCATATGTTAATCCTGTTATTAGATCTATAAATAAAAAATTAAGACAATTAATTGTTCCTTTAGTTCCTGTGGACACAGTAGATAGACAATATTCTGAACCTGTGGTTCCTGTTGATACAAAAAAGATTAGTATGGTAAACGTTTTGGTTGAGATTGGTAGTCATGTATATCGTGATGTTAGGTTTGGAAAGCGTTGGAGATTTAGAACAGGAAAAGCTTTTGATAGAATTTGGATAAATCCAGAGGTATCCCCATTAACTGTGATGGCAGAAATGCGCTCTGATATTTTGGAACATTTTGTCGCAGAGTCACATAATGGTGCCTTAGATTTGATAGGGCAGGTTACAGAATTAGAGCGTGAAGAGTATACAAAAGTCATTAAGAATTTAATATTAAGAACACAGGTAATGTTTCAAAATATTCACTATCCTGATTTTGCTGCCCAGGAGATGGCTACATTAGCTGTTAATCTTAAGAATAAGTTAAATGAGCTGCTTGATGAACTTAATAGTGAGTATGTAACATCTTCTGAGTTAATATATGCGATTGATAATGCTATTCAATATGTGAAAGAGGATTACCGTAATAATTATATAATCCCGTATACAGAAAAGAAGGTCTTGTCAGTAGAAGCAAAAATTTCTTTTAAGGCTATGTTGGACTTTATTTTGTTTGTAGAACAGTTAATGTATGTAAACAGGTTTTTCTATGCTGCTTCGAGAGCAGTTACTGCACTGGATGATATGATAAGAATTCTGGAAGAGTGGGTTATTGAAGGAAAACCTCAAGAAGAAAATGCTGACCAATATGAGTATTTAGTTCGTTGGTATAAGTGGTGGGCGGAGGGCTATAAGGGAAAGTATATAAATGATATGGAATTAAACGGTTTAAAGGTTCTTGAACAAGTAAGAGACGAGATGGTTAGATATTTTGAAAGTCGGTGGGGGAAACGCATTGTTGAGTATGGTGCAGACGGAATGTATATTTACTCAAAAGATTTCAGTTATATAGACAGAATAAGAGGAAAGAAACATGGCTATGCACATAGACTTGTCGATTTAAACCGAATGGTAGATGACTACGGTATCGGTGAGTTCATGTTACCTTACATTGTAGAAGAAGATAGGAAACAGGAAGAATAATATCGTTTTGTCTATTCTAATTATGGATAAGTTTGCGGAAAGGAGAAGTGTTTATGGCAGATTTATTACAAAGAGTGTTTCTTGTTTTTGTTAGACCTTATTTTGTAGATAGTACAGAGCATAAGGTTTATCATACAAATTCGATTTATGCTAAGGTTGATACTAATAAATACACTGTGCTTACTACTAATAACATTACTGGAGGAAATGCCCCTGTCAAAATTAACTCTGAAGGAAAATATAAAGAAGACCCTTGGTTTCTTCATTCAAGCTATACAAGCTATAATAAAATGAGGGAAGAGTTAAAGTCCTTGATAGCTTCTTATGGCACAGACAATGTTAGGGTAACGGTTTATGTTCCTATCGATTACGAGGTACTTCCTAATCAGTAATGGCGGGAGTGATATAAATGAGAGTATTAAAGCCTTTATCCAGTGGTCTTGTGTGTTATGAGGACTTTGATACTGTTTCACTCGCCGAGCTATTAAGAGAAAGTGGTAATTATACGAGAGGAATTTCTTGTATTGAAATTACTAAGGGTAGCATTTATATGAATGTCTACCCTTATAATAATCTTGTGTTTGAAATAGAAAATAGTTTTGTACCGAATGATTCATCTGATTACGGCGGTATTAGTATTATAAAGTCTTTTGATAGACGAGACTTTTATGAATATTATGAAGAAGGAAATAATTTAGGTAGTATTAAGTATGTTAGAGTTGTAAAAACGGGGGAAGTGTACACTGGATATGGCTCTAATGATGGGCGGTATTGGTTTGATAGGGGTTATATAATATTTCCTAATGCTGAGACAATCGGTGTTAGTGTTGATTCAAAGACTCCTTATATTCTTGAAAGTATTAAAGTATATTTAAGCGAGTTTGTAACAATCCATTCTGTACTACCTGGTTGGAAACTTGAAGTTTATAAAAATGGGGAGAAATTAACCGAAGTAATAGCAACAGCAGGATTTATTGATGTAAAACTTCCGTTTTATCCATTTACAGGAACATTTAAAATATATGATGAGTTTGGTGAGCTTGTGTCTAATGTTGTTTTGAGCGATGTGTGGGGCGGGGACGAATATGTGTGTTCTGTTGATGTAGATATTTTGAATAGTGATAGGATTCCTCTTGAATATAATGAAGCTAGACATTTAGGTAATCTGCAGGGTGGAAAGAACGAATCGTGGTATATTGTAAAGAATAATTTTCATAAAGATGTAACAGTTACTTTGCGAATAGCTGATTATAGCCCTTTTGGTGATTGGGTAAGTTTAGCAAAAGACATTGATGGTATCCCAGGTGATTATTTGGATAATATTACACTCACAGTTCCTGCTCTTGACGAAGTGAAGTTCTGGATTATTATTCAAAGGCCTGGCGATGGTGGGAAGATAAAAGACTATGATTTCAAAAATACAGAGTGTTTGTTCTTTTTGGAGGTAGTATAGATGGCATTAAAGTGGTTTGATACTAGAAAGGATGTAGCATCCCTATACAGTGTTGATATTGTTATAGAAAATGACGGACAGCAAATTGTATCGTGGGACACCCCATACATTATGGGTATAGATATGCTTGATGTATATCGTAATGGTATATACCAGCAGAAAGATGTGTACATTGAAAAGACAGAAACATCAATAGAGTTTGTTGAACCTGGTTATTTAAAAAAGGGCGATATCATATCTATTAGATATCGCCCTAGCAGTATAAATCTTGGAAATATAATAGTCAAACCTACTTTAGGTGCATTGTTTGATGTTCCAAATCCACTAGTTAATACTGTTGCAATAGTGACCCAAACAAAGAAATTTTATATTTACGGTAGGTATGGGTGGGAAGAGTTTGTAATACCATTCACTACTAATAATATAAATGTTCTTTTTAAGTATGAAAAGCAATCTATCACAGACCCTTCCCAAAGGGTTTACACACTTCAGGAAATAACATATCAACCTGGGATGAACAGTCTACTTGTTTTTATAAATGGACGTAAAGTAGAGTCATCTAGCTATGTCGAGGTTGATAATAAAACAATTCTTTTTAAGGAAGACCTGCCAGTTTATTCTGGTGAGATAGAATTTATGGTAGCCGATACAGATTCGTGGGAGGATTCTTTTTCACATAATGTAGAATACACCTAT